GAGGGTAAAGCACCCTCCCCCCCCCCTGCTATTCATCATACACAATCACTAGGGGTACGTTGCCCCCCCCAGTTCCCATCCTTTTGTTCAGTGTTTGGCAGATGCCGTCTTCTGCAATCTTCAGCCGGGAGTCGTTAGGATGATGCTCCAGAACGATAACAGATGCCTGATTGTCACCCATGTTCTGCCGTATCGTAGGGGCGAGTTCATAATGTATTCTGTTTTCCCAGTTCATTCTAGTCGCAGCACCCGGCTCAAGTCCGTATGATTCTGTGCATACCGCATGAACCTCTACGCTATTCAATGTGAACATCACCCCACGTTCTGACCATCCGTCACCGTGGTGGGATTCTCTGCTCCCGTTTCCCTCCAAACAAATAACGTTTGATCTTGACTCACTCCCAGTGTTCCGCTCATCTCCCATTGCACCAACGGCCCTTTTCCTGCTTTCTTTCCGTAACTGTCACGTTCGCACCCCCCCCTGATTTTAAGGGTCGCAGCTGATTTGTTGCTCAAGTGCTTGCCTCAGTTCCGGCGGGAGATCCTTGCCCCTCTTCTGTGCTCTCCTCAAGATTCCCTCGCAAGCCTTTGCGCTCAAAGAGTATTTCTGGTGCGGAGAGTCCTCCAAAATCTGCGACAAGCGAGAGTCGTTTTCTTCTTTGGGGGACTCCCCAGTACTGGGCATCGTGTAATCTCCAAGAGACGGAAAAGGGTGTTCCGCAGTCACCCACTCCGCTGATGCACCCGGCTTTGGGCCATCCGTCTTTAGGGATAGGAACAGAGGGGATTTCTTTGCAGACGATTTTGCAGACCTCTTCAAGGACTGCTTGGAAGTCGCTGCCTTTCGGTGTTCCGCTGCTAAAGGCTCCAGGTACGTTTTCCCAAACCATGTACCTTGGTCGAACCATGAAACCTGACCTTCCAGTTGCTCGGTCGTGTTCTCTCATCTCCTTTATGATTCTGATTTGCTCCATGAACAGGCCGGAGCGTTCCCCTGCGAGTCCTGCTCTCTTTCCTGCCACACTGAGATCCTGACAGGGAGAACCGCCGATGATGCAATCCACCACAGGCAGCTCTGCCCCGTTCAGTTCATTGATATCTCCGTAATGTTTCAAGCGCACCTCTCAATCCGGCAAATCCTTATAGGTATCTGCAATCTCTTCTGCGCTGCGCTTCTCTCCCAGAGGGTCGGTGACTTGCACCTCGATTTTGGGTTGGTCGGTAAGGTTATCATATGCTTTCTGCCAGAAGATTCCTGACACCGGGTTGAACATTCCATCGATTGAACCCTGCTCATGGATGGCAGAGAAGAATGCGGTGAGATCCATAGCAAACTGGTGTTGCTCTTCCGTACCTTGTATTTTGTTCTTCCATGCGTTGATGGTCTGTGCATTGCATCCGATTGCGAGATAGGCGCTCATGTTGTTTGGCACTATGCAGTTCTCATCGCAGAATTCCAGATACCGATAGAACCGAGCATACAAATCCGGCACGTTCTTTGGATCGTAACCCTGCCTCATGGCAAGCATCGCACGATGATACCGCACGAATCTGGATACCTTCTCATCACCCATCTTGCCGATTATCAACTGGTAGTTGGAACTCCGTGTGTCCACTACAACACCAGTTTCCGGGTCTACTCGCAGATGCTCGACATCGGCAATAGGCTTTGCGACAAGTCCGTTCGACTCATCTTTGATTTTCTTTCGGCGCAGGAGATTGTATATTGCCTGTCTTGTGACTCCGGCTTGCTCTGCGATTTGCTTTACAGTTCTCCCTTTTGCAAGTTCTCTTTCAACGAACTTGACATCAACTGTCGGTTTTATTCCTATTTATCACACCTCCCAGTCTTCATCATCCTCATCGGATGCTTCTGTCTTCTGCCAACATCTCTGCTTCCCATAGCTGCCTATCGTCCTTGGGCCGACCCTCTGCCATCCGGGGAGATTGTTAAGGATCATGCCGATATCTTTGGACTCGACAAGGCTAGGTTCTTTTGGAAAGTCCGGGTTAGGACTCAATGCACGATGGAAGAGTTCACGCACACACGTATATTCTCCGGCCTTTTTCTGGTCGAGGAATGCCATGATAGCACCGACCCTCCAGTCATCCTGCATCGCATTGTCCTGCGCCTGTTGGAACATCGGCAGCAGACTCTTGTTTGCGAACGGCTGCATCTCTTTGGTATCAATCTTTGCCTTTGCTTCTGCCCATGCCTGTAGGCAGTACTCTCGGATCTCTTCCTCCCTGTCGAAGACCTCATATCCCCACTCCCGTGTACCTTTGCATTCCACTGGATACCATCTTCTGTTGCCCGTCTTATCGACCAGAGGCGAGTGATTGTTCGTGGTGGCAAGGAAGATGCATCTTCTGTACAGTTCTGTTGGATTGCGGTCGTAGGGTTTTCTGTAGTGATCACGCTGCCGTGATGCGAACGCTTTGATTTGCTCTTGGTCTTTTGCTTTTGTGAAAGCTGCGAGTTCTGGAATCTCCATAATCCATTTGCCGGAGAGATCCTCTATCGCTTGCACACCCTCCATGACCTTGAGTTCCCCAAAGTAATCATCATTGACTGCGAGGAAGCGGATGACCGTACTCTTTCCGCACCCCTGCGTACCTATCAGAATCGGCACATCCTCAAACTTGCATCCCGGTTCATAGAGTCGATGGATACCGCCCGCAAAAATCAGTCTGCTGACCTCTCGCACATATGGTGTATCATCGCATTTCATCCACTTGGTGAGCAGATGCTTGCACCGTTCCTGACCATCCCATTCTATGCGGTCGATGATATCCACAAGCGGGTTGTATCTCCTCTTCTCAAACAGGATCTTGAGTGCGGCAGCGTGTTTCTCTTTTGAGTACATCCCAAAGTTCTTCTCAATAAAGTGCATGGACATCGCATCGTCTGCATCCGTCCAGGGTTCTATGCTCAGTTTTCCTTTCTCGATGTTATGGATCTCAGCACGGAGGCAGAGTTCATTGTATCGCACTCCCTTGTACTGAGCTGCATTCTCCATGATGACCACAAAGTTCTCTATGGTAGGCAACGGTCTTCCATGACTATCCCTCTGGTCTGATGGCAGAATGCTCATCGTCTGTTGCGGGGTTAGGAATTCAATAGGTTTTCACCCCTTTTTGTGGAGATTTTACTTAGGTCTAGGTGGCAGGGAGTCAAGTCGGTAATTGATATACCCCATCAACTCCATTGCCTGTGCCGTAAATGAAATGTCTTTGTTTCGCATGATGATTCCATCAAGACGGGCATACTCTGCGATGAGGTGGTTGTACTCCGCATCCCATGCAGTTTGCTCGGCAGCTTTCTTCTCTGCTTCTGCCCTCCGCTTTGCGAGTTCCAGACTCTGCTGATAATCGATTTCTCCATCCACGGGAAGGTTCAGACGGAAGTCTGAATTTATCCGGCGAATCGCATCTAGCCTTGTGGAGCATTCACAAATGTCCTTAACAAAGCCGATAACATCTCCTGCGACACCGCACACGAAGCATTTATACCCGTGTTGCGTGAAAGAGAAGTTCAGATCCTTCCCGTGGTGGAATGGGCATGGGCAGCGGTTGTTACGTATTGTTACGTGTGGCAGATAGAAACGAACTGCCTCCTGCATGGTGACGGTATCGTGAACGGCCTGTGCGATGTCCTCCAGGGGTACGGTTCTAACGGGTTTATAGTTCCAATCCATAACCGCACCCCACTCCACCGAAATGTTCGTATTTGATACAAAATACGCACTTTTTGCAGACATACATACAGACTCTTGCGATACCGCCTGTGCCGTACCTTGCGATCACCCGTCTGTTAGGACACTCTCTCACCATGATTTGAGGGAATGTCTTCTCGGTTACATCGCACCGCACCTTGGTGTAGGGAGGAACGTAGTGTTCCTTTTTATCCCCCATCCCCATCGGCAGCACTCCATAGATCATTGCATTCCGGCTTGTGTCGCATCGTCCAGAGGAGGCAGAGCAGATTCCACACGAACGCACGGTCATGCGGTTCATCCTCATCTCCTCGCAGATGCTTGAAGTAGTGCCTCAGTGCAGAGTCGATATAGCAGTGTGCAGGAATCCCCTTCTCCCAGTTCCGTTCCCCGTACTTTTTGCATCCATCCTCAAAGTGTCTTGCGACATCAAGGATCATGTCAGGGATACCTTCATACCAGTTCATTGCGAACGTGAACAGGGCATGATAGATGAGAGATTCATCGGAGGAGTCATGCGGGCCTCGGAGGTAGAGCATGATGCAGTCGAGGATATCAATGCCTCTCATGCAGGGATCTATCTTCTTTTCGTACCGCAGGAAGTCTGCCACTACATCCAGGGGGAGGAGATCCATGCGACCCTTCCCCTCTGATATGTCACGCACTGCGCCGGACGGGAACTCTTTCCTGTTCCCACTATCTTTTATCTCCGTAAAGTAATTCCTCCCTTGCATAGTAATATAGGATTCCGTAAATCAGTTTTGGTGTTTCATGCGGTTGGCAGAAGAGCAAGGTCACATCATATCGTGCAAGCCAAGAGAAAATAGAAGAAGAGAGGGATTTTGATGAAAGCTTGCTTCTATAATTCCCTAGCATGATGTCCGACCATGTGGCATTCTCCACTATGAGGTAGATGTGCAATCCGTGTGCCTTTGCCCGGAGGAACTCCCTCTCAAACCTATCACGGTCTGCCGTCATATTCCCGCAAAGTTCATCCAGATTGCGTTTCCGCTCAATCACCACATCACGTTCAAGCGAGTTATACCCTATCTGTGCTGAATAATCGCCTGTGTCGAGTTTTCGTACTATAACGGGTATATTTTTGCTTTTGAAATACTCCTCCACATGGGTGTCCTGCTCTCTGCTGTCACATATGATGGTGAGTTTCTTCAGTTCAGCTTTGAGTTCTGCCTCAGTCCAGTGGCGAATCATTCAAACGGCAGCTCCCCGTCATCATCCTCGGTGTCATCCTCCAGGGATGTGATCTCCTGCTGCTCCGGCTTTTCTCCCTCAAAGGGCGGGAGGTTTGCAGCCTGTTTGGGATACAACCATCTCTTCACTTTGATGTATCCACGTTCATCCTCATCGAAGAGAGCTGCACCCTCTGCGCCGATCCATGTGATAAACTCAAAGTTCCCTTCACCGATGGACGGGAAGCAGTCGAACAGCTTGGTAGCGTTCACGTTGAAGTTGTCGTTCTTCACCAGATAGGTCTTCACGACAAAGTTGAACCCGCTCGGACGGACACCGATGATAATCATCGGATTGCCGGAGGTCTTGCTGACGGACTCTTCCGCACTGACGATCACACACCGTTTCTTTCCTGTCATGGGAACGGATGCTTCGTCCTCTTCACGCTGATAGTTCCAGTTGGTCAATTATTAACCCTCCATTTTTCTTCAAAGATTTTGTATAGGTCATGCTTCTTTAAGAAGTCGATGAACAGTTTGATAGTCGGTTCTATGGGAGGCACAATCTCCCTTGGGTATTTCTCCCTGTACACGTACTTGCCGTCACTGATGATGTACGTGAAGTCGAATGCTTCAGGCACAAGGCTGAGATACATTGCGGTCTGAGGGGAGTCCAGGTACTTATTCAGATGATAGGTCTTACTGAACTTGCAATCCCAGATATGCCCCTCACGCAGATAGTCAAGCACCCCATGCAGGAGTATCGGCTGACCATCCACCACCGTGTCCCTAAAAATGACCACTTGTTGGGACGAGCCTTGCAGTTCCACTGCCATCTCCAAGAGAGGGTCGTGCCATTCATGATCCATCGGCAGCGGTTCTCCCTTGAGGATGTTGTTCAGACAGTTCTCATACCGAGTGCCGTCTAGCATTGCCTGTGTGACAGGGATCTTTTCCCGGTTGAGAGTCTTCAGGAAGGACTCATAACCATCATCCTTCTTGAAGACATACAACCATGAGGACAGGAGAGACTGCGTGACCCGCAGTTTATTTCTCCTCTGCATAGACATAGGTCTTGGTCGCCTTGTCGTAGACGATACCCAGTTCTGCGATCCGTGCCTTGACAGCTGCCTGCCCTTCCTTTTCGGAGGTCAGCGCATGAGGCAGACCCTTCAATGCCTTGAGGCAGGGGATGACATCCTCCGGCTTTTCGATGTTGCCCACGAACTCACGGACAGATGCCATGACCTCTTCGTACTGGGATTTCTGAGGGGCAACAGTCTGCGCCTGAGTCTCCAGATTCTTGCGAACTTTGGCGAACAACTTGGTGAGGAAGTCGTTTGCATCTCCGTCTTTCAGTTCCGGGATCTCGATGATTCCACGGATTCCGTAGGCAGATTTCGCAGAGTACTGCTCAGTAGGAGTAAAGCCGATATACCGCTTGCTGTGGTCGATGAAGAGGTGTCCTGCGAGGTCTGCGGGTTGATACACCAGAGTGCGTGTGCTTCCCTCGACCACCAGTTCGTAGAACAGGGAGTCATCGTTCTTCGTCATGTTCTCATGGAAGAGGTAGATGACATTGAACTTTTTCCGCAGTTCCGCAGACAGCCGGATGAACTCGGACTTGATGACCCCGTATCCCTGGAGGGAGAAACCGCCGTTCGCCTTGCTTGCTTTGGGATCGGTACGCATGGCCCAGTCCTTCATATATTCAATGAGTGCACCGCACGTATCGATGACGATGGTCTTGTAGTGACCCTCGGCAGCTTTGATATCGGCAAGGATCTCTTCATAGGTCTTGCACACGGAAGCATCTTTCCTGTGCGCCGGGTTGACTCTTGCCATGCCCTCATCGGTGTCGATGAGCAGGACATCAGGGGCAGAGAGTGCGAGGGTGGTTTTCCCCGTTCCGGGGAGTCCGCTGATGATCATGATGATGTTCTTATCGCTGAAGTTCATGTTGCTCGGTGCTACGATTGCCATTAATTGCTCCTTTCATTTCTGTAGGGATCTATCGGTTCAAACCTCTTGAACGCTATTCCATCCCTGTATTTGAATACTTTGTAGTAGCATCCCTGCTGAATCCTCTTACTGGAAATAAAAGATGCAGGGAGTGCGGTCGCATAGCAGTTGCTCATCTTGTTCTTCCGCACATAGAACGCATTGGGATCGTCCTCTCTCGCAGGAAGTCCGATGATATAGTCGCCTGTTGCGAACCACTGGACTGCTCGGATATCTTTGAGTGCGTGTGCGCAGCGGGTGTTGAACGTGATCTGCCTCTTGCCGAAGAACGCTACGGGATAGTTATATCTGCTCCAGAGGTTCTTCGCTACGACCTCCATGTCGTATATCTGTTTGTCGGTCAGCCTTATCTCGTCCATGTCAAGAAAGTTTTGCCTCATCAAGACGATTTGCTCTGCGCTTCACGTTGTAGTATTTGCAGATTTCCTGCGCATAGGTGTTCTTCCTGTAAGTGAACTGCTTTCCGTCACGGATAATCTGAGCGGGTTTTATTACACGCAGTTTGGAAACAAGTGCTTCGTTATCGAAGTTCCCCCAATATGCCTTGTAAAAAGTTGCCATGCCTGTCAGGATCTGCACGGATACTGCATCAATGTCTCCGTACCATGCATCACGAACGGCAGTCATCATGTCGAGGAAAGCATCTCCTCCGAGAAGATTGTAGGCACGGGCAAGTGCGCTTGTTGCGACTATGCGTGTTGGGGTTTTGGAAACCACGAAGTCCACGGTGTATCCGCAGAGGTTCGATTTCTCCACCATATCGACAACATTGGGATCGTTGCTGTTGAACGCAGCTCTGAGTTTGTCGTTTGTGGTAGGCACTTTTGCAAGGCCGTTCTGGGCGATGAACGCATCGCACTCATCAAGCCAAGTCATGCCTCTGAAGACTTTGCAGAGCAGAGGAGTGTCCTCGTTGTTGTGGAGTTTCCTCCAGGCAGCGGTACTCTGCTGACCGTCAAAAATCCAGTACACTCCATCACGGTATGAAACCTTCGGCTCGTTGAAGATGTCTCCGTCAAATTCTTTTGCGATCTTTTCGACCCGCTTCACATCAATCATGCGCTGATAGGTGGGGTCTACTTTTAACTGGGAAGGTCTGAGCATCTTGTACTCAAACTCATGTCCTTTGGGATAAATCATTTCCTTTCTACTACTCCTTTCAAAAATATAATCTTGTCGAGTATGTGCTTCTGAATCGCTTCAGCAATAATAGGTCTGCTCTCGTCTGTAAGAAGAGTGCTGTGGTCTGTCAGCACGTTCCTGAGTGATCTTACATACTCCTCTGCGTTTAACACGATATCGTCTACAAGCATCTCTACTGTCATTTCACGGACATTGCTTGTATCTATCATGTCGGCGATAACCGCTTCAGTCTTTGCCCGGTCTATACGGTCTTCTTTTGTATAACCATGAGGTTTTACCCGTTCCCTAACCGCATTAAACACTTTGTTGACGGTTGTTTCGCCTTTGCTGAGTTTCTGCTTTTCCTCTGGAGTAGCACTCCGCTCAATCACTTGTACCTTTTCAATTGTATCGTGTGATACTCCGGCAATCTTGGCGAGTTCGTCACGGACTTTACCCTGTGCAGATTTCTGCACGGGGTCTGCTTTGCCCGCTACCATTCTCTTCTTAGCTGCCTCCGCTAACAGGGGTTTCAGCTGCAAGGCTAATTTCGCCCTCTCATACATTGGGAGGTTTCTTCTGCCAAGCTGATTTCGGATCATCCACGCTTTTGCTTCGTTGCGGGTTTCAAAATGCATTTCTTCTGTACGATAGGATATCTGTGGGTTTTCCTGAAGAATCTTCCATCTGTTATGCCCGTCCAGTATCACTCCATCCCACAAAATGAGTGCATCTCTAACTCTTCCCTCACTGATAATGTTCTCCCTTAATTGGTTGAACTCTTCCTCAGTCAGCGGGAAAATCAGACTTTCAAATTCTGGGTCTATACGAATGTCCGGCATTCTGCTCTTTTTCCTTTCACACCCCGTACTTTTTCGCAAGCTGTTTCACTTGCTCTTCATACTGCTCCGGCGGTAACCACTTGGGGATGCGGGCCTTGGCTTCTGCGTACCGCCTGTAACGGTCATCAGAAATCTTCCGTTTCGTTGCCATAAAAAGCCTCCTCATCATCCTCATCAGGTTCACCGTCCTCCTCCTCATCTGAGAACCAGGGAGGATATCCCGTCCTCAGAAGACTGTCTATGATTGGGTCTTCCGGCATTCTAGGCAACCTTACTGCCCCCCTTCATCTCGCAGATGATTTTCAGTCGCTCATTTTCCTCCCGCAGTTTTGCGATCATCGTCCGCAGCCGTTTGTTCTCTACCGCCATATCGCTTACCCTTGCGGACAAAATTCGGGTATAACGCAGTATGTCTTGCTTCGATGTTCTTCTGTTGCGGTGAGAGAGATGCTTGCCTCGCATCAATATCTCCTTTCGTGCATCTTATCCGTTTTCTCACGACCTCTGGTGGCATATCCGGCAGAACATATCCCAGAAGCCGTTCAAAATACTTTCCCTGGAAAAACGCTTCAAGTTCTAATGCATAGACCATTTGTGCGTTTATCCTTCTCCGCAGATACCGACCATAGTCGAGTTGCTTCCATTCATAGATCGCATACTCGATGATGGCAGCGCAGATATTCAGCAGGATCTGTTCCTGCTCGTTTTCTTCCTTGAGTTTCGGTTCTACCGCATAGACATCAGTCATTCCAGTCGCCTCTGCTCCTGCCCGCTGCCTTGCAAAAATCAAACAAAACAAATACAGACAGAACCACAAGGCATAACCATGAAATGATCTCTACACCGAAAAGCATGGGAAGAGCAGTGATTAAGTATTTCACCGTACTACCTCCGTATCCGGGGCGAATCGTGCAGTCTGCACCAGTTCGATACCGAAATGCTCGCACACCCTGTTCCTGGCCTTTTCTGCCCACTGCCACGGAGACACCTTGATGTAGTGCCTCATCGTTTCGTAGGAGATCCCTGCGACCTTTGCCATTTCCTTCAAGTCGTATCCGTAGACCATCTTCCGTTCCAGGACAGCTGCGAGTAACCAGTCGATGGGTGGCATCTGCGCCTTTTTCGCCGATGTTGCTCCTTTCTTTCGCAGAATTTTAGATAACCCCTCAAAGAGTCCGTTTTATTGGACACTTGGAATGCTATAATATAGTTTTGTCTCTATCACCTTCGTTTCCTGTAAAGTTTTGTTACCCCTCACTAAATTAAGTGTTGACAATTCGGTTACATTCATGCTATATTGATTGTGTTCCATCTATACGCATATCAAGCAACCGCAAACACAAAGTTGGGGTTCTCTTTTGCTATGCTTGTCTTGACAACACAGAGTATACATGAGAGTAATCTTAATGTCAACAAAAATATTAGTGTTTTCGGAAATATTTTTGTGAAGGAGGAGTGTAGGTGTGACTGGCAGAGAAATCGTGGAGAAAATAGAGCAAGAATTAGTGGAGCAGAATATAAGCAAAACGCAATTCTACGAAGAATGCGGAGTGGCAAGTGCCACCTTTTCGCAGTGGAGGAACAACCTTTACACACCATCTGTTAAAAAACTACGTGACATTGAGAAGTACCTTGGAATATCGTTCTCCGGGAAGAAACCGCCTGAGAGGGATGAATCAGACGAGCTGCGTGAGATCCTGCGTGACAGGCAAGACCTCCGCATCCTGCTCAGTTCCGCAAAGGATATGCCACCTTCATCCATCTACACGTTGATCGCACAGTTTGAAAAATTAAAGGAGGAACAGCAGTAGTTGAACAATTGCCCGTTGTTGGAGGGTGCAGATTACTTTATTTATCTAATGAAACTGCCACCCAAGATTAATGCCTGTGCTACCCCTAACAACGATGGAACATGGAGCATTTACCTTGATCCCAGACGGGATAGATACCACAGGATAAAAGACCTTGACCACGAACTGAAACACATCATCCGAGGAGATTTCTATTCAAATCGGAGCGTAGAAGAACTGGAAAATGAAATGTAAGAAATGCAGAAGGGAGATAGAGGACAACTCCATCTTCTGTAACTGGTGCGGGCATAAGCAGATATCAATGTCCGATGAAATCCCAGTGCCGAAACCGACCCGCAAGGCAAGCGGAGAGTATACCGCACAAGTCATGGTGGACGGAGTGCGTGTGCGTGTCACAGGGGATGACGAAAAGGAATACTACGCAAAGGCCAGGGCAATAAAGGAAGGTCTGATAGAACAGCGCAAGCCGGAGAACCGCACGGTGCGGAGCATGGTGGATGAGTACATCAAGGCAAGGGAAGGTATCATCTCCCCTGCCACCATTGACGGTTACAAGCGAAAAGCAAAGTACAATCTGCAATCCCTGTATCCGCTCCGTGTGCGTGATCTATCAACCGCTGCCGTTCAAACCGCAATCTCCGATGACCTGAAGCGGTATTCCGGCAAGACAGTCATCGAGGCATGGAATCTCATCAAGGCAGCTACAGGAGTGCAAGTTGACCGACTGGTTCTCCCTTCAAAGAAACCAATAAAAAAATCCCCTACCTATTCAGTAGAGGACATAAGAAAAATCATTATCGAGTTATCAAAAGAAGGTGGGCAGATAGAATGTGCAGGACTGCTTGCCATGTGGTTGTCCTTGCGCCGATCCGAAATCATGGGTTTGCGATGGAAAGACATCGGTGAGGACTGCATCCGCATCCAGGGAGCAAGAGTCTACGATGAGAACCACAAGCTAGTGGAGAAGACCACAAAGACGGATCTCTCTGAACGCACGATACCCTGCGATGAATATATCCTCTCACGATTGAAAGCATTGCCGAAATCAGGGAGATATGTCTTTACAATCTCCACAGCAGGGATATGGCAAGGCATCGATAGGGTGTGCAGGAATGCGGGTGTAGAACATGGATATCTTCATTCATTCCGGCATACGAACGCTACCATCATGGAGATGATAGGAGTGCCATCCCTCTATGCCAACCGCCGAGGTGGATGGGCGAACGACCATGTCCGTGTCACGCACTATGCAACAACGATGACCGAGGGTGACAAGGCTGTTGCCCAGACCGTGGATACCTTCTTCACAGACCTCATTTCGACCAAGAAATCTGACCCCGCTTATTCGGAAAAAACTTGACAAACTTGTTGCCGTTGCAACGCAAAACGATTAATCAAGTAATGAATACTCAAAAATTACTTAAATTTAAAAAGTGAAACGATTGCACCGCAACGGTTTTGGGATTTTATACGGGGTTCGAGTCCCCGCTGGAGCACCATAACAAAACCACCCTAAAACCCATCGATTATGGGCAAAAGGGTGGTTTTTCTTTAACTTTTTACGCAGAAAGTGCGAGATTCTGAAAAATGAGTGTGTCGCAATGAAACACAAAATTCGCCTTTTTTATGCATAAAACGAGGCAAAAATGGGTTAAATTACTCGGATATTTACTTGAACCCCGCTGAACCCCGCTTACTTTAGGAGGGCAGTCCAGTCATCACTATCGCACACGAAATCGGTTGTCAGACCTTTTGCTTTTTGGAATTCGTACAGGCCTATCTTCGTCTGTGTTCCGTAGTCACCATCTGCACCCCACGAACCGCAGGAGAACCCTCTGCCGATGAGAGCAGTCTGCATCAGCTTCACATGAAATCCCGTATCCCCATAATTTATAATAGGTAGGGTGACGGTCACATCCACGGTATTCGGTTTCGGAGCGGATGGTGTTTCCTGCTCAGACTCTGCATCGTCATAGAGTTCCCAACAGGGTCTGCCGTACCCGTAGATCGCAGTGGAGGAATGCGGGTAGGAGCATTTCTGCACCCCACCATTCACATTCCCTTCCACTGTGATAATGGCATAGTTGTTGACCTCTACCACGATGCCCGTGTGCGATACTTCCCCACCATAGCAGAAGAATATCTGGTCACCCGGTTCTGGTTTTTGGAAGAATCTTCCCTTGGCTTGGTAGTATGCAGCTGAGTACTTGCACCCTGCTCCTGCGGACTGTACAGGCTGACAGATGAGGTTCAGAGCAAGCGGGAGTCCGTATGCCCTTGTGTAGCACCAATCAGCGAAAACATCACACCAGTCGAAAGATTGTTTCGCACCATTGTAGAAGCCGGGGATCGCATCAATATCCCGTGCGTACTTTGTGTAGTTCCCGTTGCCCGCATTGGCGGTAAAGTCATCAAGGTAGGCATTGCTTGCCTTTTCCCTGTACCCCACTTCACCGAGGGCAACTTGTATCACTTTGTTTCTATCTACCATCAGTCTTCCTCCAGGAGTCCGCTCCGGCGGTAATCGTCCTCATCGTATAGGATCTCTTCATCGTCCATTAACTGCCTCCCAATGAGTCAACCGCACGGGTTGAATGTTGCCTATTCTTTTGCCGTGGCAAGTGTAGATGCAGAGTCCTCTTGTGAACCTCTTGTGAGCATACTCCCCGGAAGAGCAATACAGTCTGCTGTCCTGTATCCTTCCCAGTTCCGTTAGATCACATCTGTACTTCTT